GCATCTGTTTGTTGTTGTGGCACAAATGCAAGCAATGTACTTGCTGGTGAAAATGGTCCAGTTGTGGTTGAGTTCATGCCTCTTGTTTTTACATAGACATCTTGTCCATCCAGTCTATCAAAATCTGTGGTAACAGTTGTGCCTGGAGGAAAGTTGCCTCCACCTACAGGAAACTCTTCTGCTACTTGTGAATAGTTTGTACCATCACTGCTTAGCCAGAACTCCATGCTTTCTACAAGTCCACTTGGTACTGTGGTTTCAATGCTCAGTCTTGGTCTTGCAACCAATTTGAAATCAGTTACCTGTGGTTGTACTGGTGTGCCAATAGCACCTGCGGCTCTAATACCATTTCTATCTGATCTTACAAATCTGTTTAGGTTTGATGTATCATAAACCAATGGATCATACTGTTGAGCAGTTATTGAATATGTGATTGCACCATCTTCTATTCTTTCAATGGTGATAACTCTAAACAGTTTTGAACTCCAACCATAAGGTGAATTTGTTATACCAATAACATCACCAGGATTGATATCTGAAGCAGTCCAATCTGTTTGAAAGGTTACAATCAAATCTGCTCGACTCTGTTTAAGTTCTTGTAGTGCAATTATTTCTGCTTGAACAGGTTCATTGCACTGTGCCAATTGTATTACTAGTTCATTGTCTGGTTCATTTGGATTTCTATCTGCGGCACTCAATGCCACTCTAACAAAGTCAACTTCATCAGCAGTGTCTCTAAGTGGAAACTCCACCATTACTGAGTTGTACATTTCATCTAAGCCTGAGCCATTTACACTTATTCCGCCAATGATGTCTGAGTCTGTGAATGTTCTTGTGGTTGTTTCTGTTTTCAGTATCACCACATTCCATTTGCCTTGGGTTGCATCAAAGCTGATCAAACTACCAGCAGTTGTGGCAAGTGTTTCCATGTTGGCAAGAACATTGTTGTTGGTATCAACCAATCCATTGATTTGATATCTATTTGGTAGTGTTGTGGTTGTCATTATTCTGTGTCCTCTACATAAGGCTGTGTTACTGTAGTTACGCATCCAATAGGGTTGGTAAGCGTATAAGTTATCTCTCTTGGGCTTGAACTAAGTGCTGGGTAAGTTGCGGCATCTGTATGTCCAGAAATAATGGTTGGAGAGTATACTGTAGGTGTAAAATTATCAAATCTAAACAAACAGATAGTATCTGTATCCAACGGAACAAAGTTGTTTTGATATGTTGAACTGTCAAAATCGGCACTGTATCTTCTACTACTGCTTACTCTTAATTTTTGCATGTAAACAGTGTTACCTCCACCAATGCTTGGTCCAAATTGATCCCATGGTCCGCCTTCAATATATCCATCAGGTATGCTAACACTATTAACATAATCATATGCTGGCTTTTGTTGCACTCCATTAACCCATATGCTCCAATAGTGTGCATTGGTAGGATGTTGTACAATTGCATAGTGATTATAACCAGTGTTAATAGGTCCGCTGACAGTTTGGTATTGATTAACAATTTGACCACTATTGTCCGTGGTAAAATTTCCGTAATAATAAGTGTTGCCAACTACTGCTAATCGTAAAGATGTTAGAGGAAATCCAGAAGGGGGATTATTCAGTCCATAAGCTATTGTGTTATTATTACCAATTGCTAGAAATTCAATGGTATTAACAGTACTCCAATCTACATAACTAGGTTCAGTAATTCTATAATCAAAATAGATATGATGACCGGGAGAGCTAGGGCCTTTGGGTATAGTTATTGTGTTATTAGCACATGTAATTGAACTACCGGCGGAAGGATCATAAAATGCAATTTCACTTGTAGCTGGTGTGTAGGTTTTGTTATAGGTTATGCTCATTGATTGAAGATAACTGTTGATAGCTTCTCTTGTACCGATATATGTCAGACTTCCTAGAGGATCATAATAATTCCACGGCACACTGTTTTCATTTAATGGTTCAGTGCTGGTTGTTGTCAACACTATGGTTTGTGGTGAGTCATCAGTTTCGATTTCCAATTCATAGAGATTGCTATCTAATATATGTGGATCAGCAGTATTGGCTTGAAAGTCACTTCTATCATAGGTTGCAGTTATATTTGCTTGCACCGTGCTGTTGTTGTATTCAAAATCTAATAGACAAAGTGTTGAACTATCATTGACAAAGGTGGCTGTTGGTGGTGTAAAGTTTGTAGTTCCGTATCTTGCTACCGAGCTCAATCTATAATCATCATAATACACATCAATTGCACGACTAGAACCTATTTCTATATTAGAAATGGTAAAAGTCTGAGTGTCAGCTTTTGAAGTATCACCTTCATTGTTAACAGTCATAATTTGACCATCAAGTGCATGACGAATCACACCATCTTTTCTCCATATGGCATAGTGTTGCCAAGTATCTGCTTGCCACACATTTGATCCAATTGGATCAGCAGGTGCCGTACCTGAACCATCACTGGTTTCAATACCAAAGAAGTTTGCATCTATTCTGGTACTACCATAGACACCCGGTGGTGATGGAGGTGTAAAGATAGTAACACTGTTGGTACTAATTTGATTTACCAATCCTATATTATAGAAACCAAAACTAAAAGGATTTGATCCTGTGCTGATTCTTTTCCACCAAAGTTCCACAGTGAAATCGCCAGTTAAACTGATTGGTGTTGTATATGGTGCACCAATCTTGCCACCGCTACCATCGATTTCAAGTCCATAGGTGCCAAACTTTGCCGCCGCAGTTGTAATTTCATCATTTGATGGTCCTGAAGTAAGATCAAACTGTTTGCGAAAATTATATTCTAAAGGTAGACTTTGCGATCTAACCTTGTCTGATATTTTTGGTGTAATTGTGCCTATGTCAACTGTTGCATCAGCAGTGAACACAATATCTTGTAAGTCGCCCTGTCCTGGTAACAGTTGTGGATTGTCTGCTACATGTATTGTGGTATTGATCACAAATGTTCTTGAACTCACTGAATTTGTAATGGTTGTGGTTAGTGTGATATCTGGATTGGTTACACCAAAGGTGCAATCCAGTGTCATGTCCATTAAAACACTACCATATAGATAATCCAATTGTGTGCTCATGCCTGTTATGGTGTATTCTGTGCCGCTAACGGCAGTAAGTGTCACTGAGTTGTCTGGTGTTACCGCAGTATTCAACACTATGTCACGATGTGTGTAACTGGTATAACCTGTGAGGAACACATGGTTGACTGTGAGTGTGCCTGTTGTGCCCAATGTGCCAAGTTCTCGTGCAACATCCCAAGTTGATACAGGTATGGTATTCTTTTTGCCTTTAACAAATGTTGCTTCAGCAGTGGCAGTTGCTACAACTGAAGTTGCACTGTAGGTGTTCAAATCAGCAAGAGTACTCATGTAGCATTGACCGTCAATGTAAAGTCAGCAGTTGCACCAACATCCTTGAATACATTTGTTATTGTGGTACTGGCTGCACTGCAAGTGGCAACACAGAAACTGCTAGTCCAGTCTTGAAATGTTTTCATACCTGATATGGTTGTGTTTGTGCTACTCACATTGGTAACTGTGAGTGTGTTGGTTGCATTGGCTATGTTTGGAAATGCCACTGTGCAGTTTGGATGTGTGATATCTATTAATGCTCCTGCAGTTGCACTTGAACCAATTGTCTTTGCTAGGTCATAGGTTATGTAAGGCACATTGAATGCCACACCAGTATCAATTGATATATCAAGGTCAGTGGTTGTAAAAGTTACTGTGGTTGCACTGTATGTGTTTAGATCTGCTAGTGAGCCCATTGTTTATGCTCCTATATCTGTACTGGCTATCCCTGCTCCATAGCGAGTGTTTGTCATGTAATCATACAAACAATCTCCAGGCAGTTTCATTGAGTTTGTGATTGTAAACATCATGTTTGGTACACCTGTGACACCTTTGTCTCTACTGTAGGTAACTTTGACAATTGCAAACAATGTGTTGCTCATAGTGTATGTTGAATCCCAATTTGGCATAATATCATATGCATTGTTGAGACTGCCATTGGTATAGTATTCTGGAACAACTGGTGCAGTCGAACTGCCAGCAAAGCAATATACTTCAACTAGGTCTCTAACTGATTCGTCTCTGTTGCCTTCTCTGTCAATGCCATAGTCTGCATCAGTACCACCTGTTTGAAATACCAATCTTTGATCATTGTAGTAGATGTCGTTGAACACATATGAACTGGCTGAACTGGTGCTTAACAAGTCTCCTGTTTGTTCAGCAATTGCAACACAGAAGTACATGGTTTGATTGTTGTCTGTGAGCCAAGCATCTGTAACAACACCACCTAGTGTGGCTTGTCCATACAACACTGGCAATCTGTGTTCTGTGTCTGGTTGAACCTGCACTGCCACTCCTGGATCAACCATTGTGGTTTTCATAGCGGCTCTTTGTGCATCGTTTTCTTTGCTCATCATTGAAGTGACTTTGTTTAAGGCAAAGCCCATCAATGCAGTTTTGGCAACACTTGCTCCAATGGAGTTTGATCCTAGAAAGCCACCAACACTTTTAATAATGCTACCAGCACTGCCAACTATGTCGTTTAACCAACTCATGAAGGGGCTCCGAAGTTGAATTGACTACGCATTAGATTTGGCACCCTGTCCATACTAGGATCAGTTGGATAGAATCTTCTTTGATCTGTTGGATTGGTTCTTCTGCCTGTGGTTTTGTTGTTGAGCAAACCAACTTCACTTGCCACTGTGAACACTATGGTATTTGAACTACTCAATGTAGGATGATCATGATCTTCACTGAGTCCATAGTTTGTTAGCATGCCTCTGAATGCCTGTGCGGGATTGGTTACACCTGGTGTTACCACAAGTTCTCCTGTGGTTACATCAAACACACCTCTGTAGATGTTTACTTCACTGCCTCTGTAGTCCACACTCAATACTGATTGCATTGAACTATCTGGAATACCTGATACTGTGATAATAATCTCTTTGCCACTTGCACGGATCTCACTGGCTTGATTGGTAACACTCATTAGACTGCCCAATCCTGTAAAGTTTATTGAATCAATGGTGTATGCTTTGAAATAGTCTGAGAATGTCAATGTCAATGAG